GGCGAACGGCGCCGTCGGACTGTTCGGCAGGTCCACGCCAACATACTTTGGCTTCTGCACGAATGGCAGGTTCGAGTCGCCGCGAATGCTCCACTGGCCGAGTGCCGCGAGCGCTATCATGCCGAGTTGCACAATGGCGGCGCCCGTGAACAGCAACACGCTCGAGTGCTGCTTGTAGCCCACCACGCGGCCGGTGATGCGGTCCACGCGGCCGTAAGAGCCAGAAGCGCCGGCCCCGCGCGGGGTTGTGCCGGTCGAGCGAGGGGCAGCGCCACGGGACGGCGTCGCAGTCGATGGCGCGGCGCCGGCCGCGGGCGCGCCGCCTGCGGGCGTTTGAGTGGAACATGGTCGGCAAGACGCCGATCCAGATCGCCACGCGCGTCGCCAGCATCGCAATGCGCAGCAACCACCATGTCGCTGTGACTGATTATTCGCGGTTTGATGGCCGCGTCAATGCGATCATGCGCCTGTTTGAGCGCACCCTCATGCTCCGCTTGTTTCGCGTAGAGCACCATGCAGAGCTGCACGACCTGATGTCAAAGCAGCAGCATGCACGCGGCGTGTGTGGCAAGTTCTCCTACACGTCCGCATATGCTCGCCTCTCAGGCTCGCCCGAGACGAGCGAGTTCAACACCACAGACAACGCTTTCATGGCCTACGTCGCATTCCGCGCCATGCGCGAGGGCGGCGGTTACTACAGTCATGAGCAGGCGACGCAGGCCCTCGATGAGGCCTGCGCGTTTCTCGGCGACGACGGCCTGACGGCCGACATTTCCGCCGACGCGTTTGTCACCACGGCCGGCAACTTCGGTCACAAGCTCGACATTGAGCTGGTTCAACACGGACATAGCGGGCTCACCTTCCTGTCCCGCACTTATGGACCGGAGGTATGGTATGGCGACGTCAACAGCCACGCCAACATGCCACGCGCCCTGGCCAAGCTCAGCACGACTGTTCACTTGCCCAGCAACGTCACCGCCTACCAAAAGCTCATTGAGAAGTGCGCCTCGGCCTATACCAACGACCGCAATACGCCAGTTCTCGGTGAGTTCATTCGCCACGTGGAGACCACGTGGGGCGGCAAGTTTGACCTGAAGAGTGACCCGCTGCGCATTCGCGGCTTTTATGCCGTTCTCGAGGACGAGTCCACCGCCTACCCCAATGAGGGCGAGTGGATGGAGGACAGCGTGCGCCGCCAGATGCCGACTTTCCAGTTTGCGGCTTTTCGCGAGTGGCTGCCCAGCTGCACCACGCTCACCGCACTCCTCGAGTGTCCGGGCTTTGACGAGGCCCGCCCGGTCGTGAAGGAGGACCTGATCGTCAATGGCGAGCCGG